GAATCAATAAATGATAATGTTATTATTTGGCATCATTTAGAAAGTGAACGTCAAACATTAGAAAGTAATTTTAAAAAAGATAATTACGCATCTGTTTACGGAGGTTTACCAAATGAGAAAAAAGAAGATCTATTAATAGGATTTAGTGAAGGTAAATATCAATACCTATTAACTAAACCTAAAATTGCAGGATCAGGATGTAACTTTCAAGATCATTGTAATAATATGATTTTCGCAGGAATAGATTACAAGTTCAATGATTTTATACAAGCTATACATAGATGTTATAGATTCGGTCAAACTAAGACCGTAAATGTACATATTATTTATACTGAGAATGAATATGAAGTATTAAAAACATTAAAAGAAAAATGGGCAAAACATATTGAATTAAATAATCAAATGATAGAATTAGTAAAAGAAAACGGATTAAATAACAATATAATCAAATCACAAATGGAACGTCAAATCTTCGCTAATGGTCGCAAATTAGTTTACGACAATGTAACACTTTACAATAATGATACTGTAATTGTTCATGCTGACAAAAAAGAGATGCCTGATAATTCAGTCGATATGATCTTAACTTCAATACCTTTCGGAGATCATTATGAATACTCAGATAATTATAATGATTTCGGGCATAATCATGGTAATGATAATTTCTTTAAACAAATGGATTATTTAACACCTAATCTACTTAGAGTACTAAAGCCTGGCCGTATTGCAGCTATTCACGTTAAAGATCGCATCCGTTATAGTTACCAAAACGGAACATCATTTACCACTATCTCAGATTTCAGCGGTCAAACCGTTCAACACTTTTTAAAGCATGGATTTTATCTTATGGGTAAAATAACGGTCACTACAGATGTAGTAGCTGAAAATAATCAAACATATAGGTTAGGATGGAGTGAACAATGTAAAGATGCTACAAAGATGGGAGTGGGGTTACCTGAATATGTTTTGCTATTTAGAAAAGCTCCATCTGAAATGAATAACGCTTATGGAGATTTCCCGGTTCAAAAAGATAAATCAGAATATAAAAAAGCATTATGGCAATTAGATGCGCACGCTTACCAAAGATCCAGCGGCGACAGGTTTATGACAAAAGATGAACTTGAAAAAATGGAAGTTAAAAAGATTGTATCTGCATGGAAAAAATTAAACCAATCTGAAATTTATGATTTTAAAGAACATTTAAGAATTTGCGAAGATCTGGATGAACTTGAAAAATTATCTTCTACTTTTATGACTTTGCCTGTTCACTCAAATAATGATTTAGTATGGACTGATGTAAATAGAATGAACACTTTAAATGCACATCAAGTACATTCTAAAAAAGAAAAACACATTTGCCCTTTGCAGTTTGACATTATTGAAAGGCTTATAAATAGATATACCATGAAAGGCGAGATTGTAGATGATCCTTTTGGAGGTCTATTTTCGACAGCTTACAAAGCTATTGAGATGCAAAGGAAAGCTGTTAGCGTTGAATTAAATAGTGAATATTTCAATGATGGAATATATTATGTAAAAGCAATGATGCACAAATTATCAGTACCTACTTTATTCGATTTGGTTTAATGTCATTGCCGTCTTAATCATTTTAACGGTTAGTAGGTCATTATGATTTAAAGGGAGGCGGCAATAAAATAGCCGGGTGAAATATCCCGGCTCATTTTTATTACATATAAAGTTTATAGATAATTGAATAAAATCTACACAATATTTAAAGAACATAAATATAAATTGTTATTAATTTATTTATTTATGCTAATAACAGAATTATCAATTATATCACAACCATTTCTACTCGGCAAAAGTATTGATGATTTAATTAATCATAATTGGTCTTGGATTATTTTATTATTTTTATCTTATCTAATTTCTAATATTTTTAATTATAAAAGAATGGTTTATGATACCAAAATTTACACAAAGATTTATAATGATATTGTTTTAAATTTTTTAAAAACTAATAATAATGCTGCTTCAGTTAAAATTGCAAGAACTGATATGGCACGTGATATTGTTGGAGTATTAGAGGGATATGTTCATTATTATATTGCGACAATAATTACAATTTTTGGATCAATAGGATTTATATATCTATCAAATTGGAAAGTAGGTTTATTAGTTACATTAGCGTTAATTGTGATAATAATAGCAGTTCTGGTATTTTATAAAAAGATAAGACAAAGTATTAATATTAGGAACAATCACTATGAAAATAAAGTAATCTCAATACAAAATGGCTATAATAGTTCTGTTTCCTTTTTTAATAGAAAAAGAAAATTGGATATCTTAGAATCAACATTACAAGGTAAAAATTGGTTTTTCATTGGTATTATAAAATTATTTTTTTTGATTGCAGCTATAATATTTCTTATAAAAACTTCTGATAATATTACCGCTGGTAGTGTAATTACAATATATTCTTATGTTAATAACTTTTTATTATCATTAATGTCAATTCCAATTGCTTTTGAAATGTATTCAAGATTAGCTAATATTATTAAAAGAATTGATGAAACATAACTAATGACTAAAAGCAATGCATAGCAATAACTTATATGGCATTTTAAATCTATACCCGATATGGTACGATGTAACATTAAATAAGCTATAGCGTACCCGATTAGGTATTATTTTGGTACATATAGTACCGATATAAGTCAAAAAGTAAACTTTATGAAAAGTAAAGGTCAGCTTCCGCTTTCCGTCTTGTAACCAAACCATTTAAAACTTTGCCCCCGGCCTTCGTCCATCTGTTAAATTCATCACGGATAGTCGCATCATTTGGATTTGCATTGACCTTTTTAAGTAGTGTACTTTTGGCAAGATTGCCGGCGCCAACATTAAAGGCAAAGGATGTTAAGGCACCCAGCTGATTATCATTTATTGCAGTCTTAACAAGTTTTGACACCTCTGCTTCAAACTTACCTACCATAAAGAATAAAAGTTTATCAGCACGATCGAGCGTTATCTTATCACCCATTTGTACTTTGCTACCGTTCTCATAAAACGTATTGCCCCACGCTATAGTTGGAATGCCGGCCGGACATAGATATGCTTTGAGCTTTAAACCTTCAAACTTTCTGATTATCGGAATTCCCTTGTTCATAGTCTTTGATAAATTTTAATAGTTTCTTTTGAGCCGCAAATATTACCTTGTAGGCATTACGCTTTATTACATTCATATCCTCAATCTCTTCCTCGTATGTCCTAAATTCAGCATCAGATATATCCGCAATGGTAGCCAGCAACATACATTCCACCTCAATAATCTGCAACAGCTCATTATCGACCGGCATGAAGTCCGTATGTATGTTAGCTTCGTCTGTCATAAGATTTTACCTTTATGGATGCGATAATTACGTACATGGAAATCTTTACCGTTGTCCGATAAGTCAACCATTGCAAATCCATGTGACCATTTGTTGATGGGAAGATAGGCCGGATTTAATTCGCACAAACACCCTAAACTCCACGTTGTCACAATATCCCCATTCATATTGCTTTCAGTATGTTCGCTTACTGAATGATTATGGCCTTGCATAGCAGAAACTTTACCCCTTAAAAACAAACCCCTTGCCACATTCACTGGACTGAATATCGACTGCCCAAATTCATGACCATGCACAATATTTAAATCATTTGCCTTTATAATACGCTTATCCCCGATCAGATCAATACCCCGCTCATTTAATCCCAAAAGATGCTTTAACTCAAATTGTTGCACCCCTAAAAGCTCAGGCGCCTTTTGCATCAAATAATGTTCGTACCTTTCTTCATGGTTTCCGATCTTATAATAAATCTTTGCATTAAACTGACTTAATATATCCAAAAACTCACGTGCCGATTGTAACTCATGCGCAACCGATCTTTTACGCGGATCTTTGCCAAACCTGCTTAACTGATAAAAGTCCAGTATGTCACCATTTAATAATATTGCATCCGGCTTTTCAGCTTGTAAATAATCAAAACAAGCCGTCAAAGCTTGAATAGAATGATAAGGTATATGTACATCGGAAAGTACGGCAATTTTCTTTTCTTTGATATAATACGGCTCATATTTTGTTTCTTCCGATTCTGGTAACTTGTATGGGTTTTTTGGTCTTTCTCCGGTCATTATCAATAATTTTTTGCCGACTTTTTTACGTTGTATTGCTCCGTTTTTTCCCTCAATATATCTTAACCTCGTTCGCGCATCTTCTACATCTTTAAACACCTCTTTATTCTCATTGTACATTATCCTTGCAAGAGCTAACGTAGGCATTTTCATTCCATACTTTAACCTGTACTCCCTTGCAATGTCAGATTTATTCATTCGATTAGTTTATCAATGTCAATACCCTGATCTCTCGCCTCTTCCCATAACCACTGCCATACCCCTTCAATAGTGCCTCCGTCTTCAAATTTGCGCCGACCATTATGCAACACATCAAAAATAAATATGGCCATATTCAAAGATGCCTGATAACGCGCCAGCTCCATCCGGTCATCATGATTAGTCAGGTCAAATGTTATTTGAGCCGTTGCCATAAGTAACCACTTAAAATACCTAAAAACAAATAAAATCCTTTCACCGCCCAAAAGCTAATATTTTCAGTCAGCTTATCATGTTTGCTGTTTGTTGTTTGCGATCTGTAATCTAATGGCAAACCCCTCAAAATATTTAACTGAATGTCGTAAACTATTGCCCGG